AGAGAGCAAACTGAAGTCATTAGACAAAATCTAACAGAAACACACTTAAACAATTAACATAATATGAAAAGAATATCGCTACATAAGGTGATGGCTAAATTAGCCTCGCAACCAGAGAAGGTTGAATTAGCATCTATTGACGATTTGAAGTCGGAATTAAATGCTGCAAAATCATTAGAGTCATCAATGGTAGACCACTTTATGGATGCAAGAACGGCTGCCAAAGTAGGTGTAGATAATGCTGAAGGTCATTTGAGAAACCTAAAGACTATATCTAATATGGTAGAAGACATTAAGGCTTCTGCTAATGAATTAGGCATTGACCCTAAAAGCATTGCAATCTTCAATCAAGCAAATAGTTTTTTGAATCAAAATCCAGCAAGTGCTACAAACAAGATGTTGGAAAGAATGAAAGGTCTATTATAATGAAACAAGGCAAAACTGAAAAGGCGGTATTCACAAAGCTCTCTACCGAGAAGGTGGAGTTGGGAGAGCAGAAAGTAGAATTAAGTGTAGCAAGTCAAATCGCTAACTATGCTGATGACATTCGTACAGTTCAAATAAAACTTCAAGTATTAGATACTGCTGAATCTAAAGTTAGCAGATTGTTTGCTTTAAAGGAAGATGCTATTCAACTGACTAAAGAGTTGCAATCTGTAAGAGCGGAGCAAGATGAAGAGTATGTTAGTTCTTGGGTAGATGGTGTACCTCAACTTTTAAATAAACTTGAGCAGTCTGTAAAGGAATTGGGTATTGACCCATCAAGTGTTAAAGGATACGATGAACTAAACAAGGCTTATGCTTCTATTAGTTCTACATACAAAGGTATTCAAGGAATAGGTGCAAAAGTTCAAAAAGAATTAGGTAGAAAGATATAATATGAAATCACAAGAAACATTAGGTAAGATTATGGAACTGCTTAACCTCCAAGACGAGATTAAGTTAGAGTCTATGAAGTTAGACAATGGCACTGTCATTGAAGCAGAAGCGTTTGAAGCTAACCAAGAGGTATTTATCGTAACTGAAGATGAGCGTATCGCTCTACCTGTAGGTGAGTACACATTGGAAGATGGTCGCATCCTTGTAGTAGCAGAAGAAGGTGTCATTGCAGAGATGCGTGATGGAGGTGAAGAAGCACCTGCTGAAGAACCTGCTCAAGAGGAAGCAACTGAAGAAGTAGAGGCTAACGAAGAAGAAGAGAAAGAGATGAGCTACGCTACTAAAGAAGAGTTATCTGCCGCAGTAGAAGAGATGAAGGCTATGATTGAAGAGATCAAAGCAATGATGTCTCCTAAAGAAGAAGAGATGGCTGAAGAGGTTAAGGAAGAAGTGAAGGAAGAGGAAGTAGACTTATCTGCTGACGAACCTGCTGCGAAGCCTATCAAGCACTCTCCAGACACAAAGACTGCTGACTTACAGAAGTTCTCTAAAGGAGCAAGAAAAGACACTCTATCAAGAATCTTTGACAAATTAGGATAAACAACAATCAATAATTAAATAGAAAGAAAGATGGCTACATCAATCACAACTACATATGCAGGAGAGTTTGCAGGAAAATTTATCTCTGCCGCATTGTTATCAGCCGACACTATTGAAGGTGGCGGTATTACTGTAAAACCAAATGTTAAGTACAAAGAGGTAATGAAAACTCTTTCTACTAACGCATTGGTAAAAGACGCTGCGTGTGACTTCGCTGACCAAAGCACAGTTACTCTTGCAGAGCGTGTACTACAACCAGAAGAGTTCCAAGTAAACTTGGAATTATGTAAGAAAGATTTCCACAACGATTGGGAAGCAATCCAAATGGGTTACTCGGCTTTTGATAGCCTTCCTCCATCATTCTCTGATTTCTTAATCGGTCACATCGCTGCTAAAGTAGCACAGAAGACTGAAGAGAACATTTGGCAAGGTGTTACTGCAACCGCAGGTGAGTTTGATGGCTTTGAAACATTGTTAGAAGCTGATGCTGATGTAATTGATGTAACAGGTACAACTGTAACTGCTGCTAATGTTATTACAGAGATGGGTAAGGTAGTTGATGCTATCCCTACTGCAGTATACGGAAAAGAAGACCTATACATCTACGCTTCTTCTAATGTTGCTCGTGCATACATCCGTGCTTTGGGTGGATTCGGTGCTTCAGGCTTGGGTGCTAATGGTGTAAACAACGAAGGTACTACTTGGTTCAATGGTGGTGATCTTGCTTTTGATGGTGTTAAATTGTTCGTTTGTTCTGGATTGAGCGACAATACAATGGTAGCAGCACAGAAGTCTAACTTGTTCTTCGGTACAGGCTTGTTGGCTGACCACAACGAAGTGAAGCTAATTGATATGGCTGACCTTGATGGTTCTCAAAATGTTCGTGTAGTAATGCGTTTTACCGCAGGTGTACAATACGGAATTGGTGCTGACATCGTACTATACTCATAAGAGTTAGTTTAGTTAATAATTAAAGGGGCAGGTAGGCATATGCTTGTCTGCCCTTTTTTATAAAAAAAATAAAAGAAATTATGGCTTGTGATTTAACTAAAGGTCGTGCGTTACCTTGTCGTGAATCAGTAGGTGGTCTTAAAGCGGTTTACTTTGTAAACTTCGGTGATTTAGGAACTATCTCTGTTACATCCGATGAGGTTACTGATATGACAGGAACATTCTCTGCTTACAAGTATGAGCTGAAAGGCACATCTTCAGTAGAGCAAACTATTAACGCTTCTCGTGAGAACGGAACAGTATTCTTTGACCAAGCGGTTAGCCTTTCTTTGCCTCAATTGAGCAAGGAGGATAACAACGAGATCAAGTTATTGTCTTACGGCAGACCTCACATTGTTGTAGAGGACTACAACGGCAACGCTTACTTGGTAGGTCGTGAACACGGAGCAGATGTAACAGGTGGTACTATTGCCTCTGGAGCAGCTATGGGAGATATGAGTGGTTACACTCTTACCTTCAATGCTATGGAAGTAACTGCTGCTAACTTCATTGCAGGAGCAACTGATGGCAACCCATTCGCAGGAATGAGTTCAGCTACAGATACTATTGTTACTTCGTAAGAAAGTAGTATATTAGCAACGGCACTTGACATAGGTGTTTTGGTTTGGTTAGGGCAGCTCTTCGGGGTTGCCCTTTCTTTTTGATATAACACTTATACCTCTTGGTGGTTAACCTATTATGCATATAGTAACTACAACAGACAAGAAGATATATTTCGTTCCAAGAGCGTTTGATACAAGTGTATCTGTTAAGATTACAGATGAGGAAACCAATGTGTCCGCTACGGAGTCTCTAACGGCTACGAAGGAGGCGAATTACTTGCATATAACACCTTCTTATACATTCGTAGAGGGTAAGTATTACACCATAAGAATAACAGGCTCTAACGAGATATATAGAGGTAAGGTTTATTGTACGAATCAAACCGACCTTGAGAAGTTTAGTGTCAACAATGGTGAGTTCACCTATTACGAGGACACTGATAATGATAATCAATACATTTACCGATGAGCAATATACGCATCGTAAACCTTGCAACGCATACTACCCCACAGGTTGTAGAAGACAATCGTAAGCAGTGGGTAGCCTATGGCGAGGATAATAATTACTTCCAATACCTTATAGACAGGTACAATGGTAGTGCTACAAACAATGCCATTATAAATGGTATGAGTGAGCTTATCTACGGCAAGGGGCTATACGCTACCGATGCTCAAAGAAAGCCAGACCAATATGCACAGATGAAGTCTCTGTTCTCTCGCACTTGTATGAGGAAGGTGACCTTTGATTTGAAGGCTATGGGTCAAGCAGCATTCCAAGTTATCTACAACAAAGACAAAAGTAAGATCGTACAAGTAGAGCATATGCCTATTGAGACCTTACGCTTTGAGAAGATGAACGAGGATGGTGATGTATGTGGTTACTACTACTCCAAAGATTGGACAAAGATTCGTAAGAAAGGCTTTGAGCCTGTACGCATTCCTGCGTTCGGTCACGGTGAGAAAGGTGAGGGTCT